TGGCCTATCTGGGCGTGTTGTCGGCTGTGGCCCAGCAGGCTGGCATGTTGGTGCTGGCGGATCGCCTCTGGCATAACGGCGGCATCACTATCACGAGCACGGCGGCTCAATCCATTACCTCGCCCACCTGGCCCGCGCGGGATGAGAATGCGGCGACAGGCGGTGAGGGGGTGTATCTTGCCCTGGAGGTCAGTGCGACGACTGGGTCTGGGACCCCCACGATTACTGTGGGCTATACCAACTCGTTTGGGAATGCGGGTCGCTCTGGGACCAATGTGCTGCCTGCGACGACTGGCAGCGTGGGTGGGCACTGTTTTTGGATCGGGACACAGGGGAGTGATCAAGGGGTGCGCTCGGTGCAGAGCTTGACGCTCTCGGCAACCTGGACGTCGGGGACGATCAATCTGGTCGCCTTTCGTATTTTGGGGATGCTCGGGTTGCCTGCGGCGAACGTGAGTAACCGTCTGGATGGGGCACTTGGTGGCCGTCAGCGCTTGCCTGATGGGGCTGTCCCGTACCTGATGTTCATCCCGAACAGCACGCCCTCGACAGTGTTGGCTGGTTCAATGATAGAAAGTCATGGCTGATGGCCATTACGGACTTTGATGGTGTTATTGCTGGGTATAAGGGCTTGCGGCCCTTTTTGAAGGCGGCCTCCGGCACGCTGGTGGCTGGTCGTGCCTTCTCGTACTGGGGTGTGGCGGGGATTCCTGGGCCTGGTGGCTACAATGGCACGCTGAATGGTGTGGTATTGGAGAGTACGTCCAATACCGTGGCGGGGATGCTCCGGCATATTGACCCTGGCTCAGGGAATGCGTACCTCGGGCGTTTCGGTGGCGGGGCCTCACAAGCCGGCATGTTGGTGCTGGCGGATCGCTTGTGGCACAACGGCGGCATCACGATTACAAGTACCTCGTCTCAGGCGATTACCAGTCCGACATGGCCTGCACGGGATGCCGACGGCGCAACGAATGGCGAGGGGGTGTATCTCGGGCTGGAGGTCAGTGCGACTACAGGGACCGGAACCCCCACGATTACGGTGGGTTATACAAACTCCGCTGGCACGGCTGGGCGCACTGGGACCAATATCGTGGCGACGACGGCGAGTACCCTGCTGGGGACCTGTTACTGGATTGGGCAGCAAGGCGTTGATACGGGGGTGCGTTCGGTGCAGAGCCTCCAGCTCTCTGCGAGCTGGACGAGTGGGACGATTAACCTCGTCGCCTTTCGCATCCTTGAGATGGTTGAGACGGCTGCGGCCTTTGTCGGGAATTGGATTGACGTGGCCTCTGGTGGGTTGGAGCGGTTGTATAACGGCGTTGTGCCGTATTTGCAGTTTATCCCGCAGACGACGACGTCGACGAATATTGTGGGCTCCTACCTGGAGACGCACGGCTAATGGCAGTCACGGGGCTTGGGCGCGCACCTTTGGTGAGTAGTGTGTACTGGGACCGGGCCAGGGCGGGCGGGTATCGCCCTGGCCGAGGCTGGTTGTTGTATGCCCCGGTGACGCTGGCCAACTCTGGGCTGACGAATCCTGCGGCCACGGCGTGGAGCGACTTCTTTTTCGACGCGGTTGTTGGCCAGCAGCAGGCGTTTCTGGCCGGGGCGTTGACTCCGGCTGGCGTGCTGGTGCGTACCGGGCAGGCGCAGCGCAGTGGCACGTTGAGCCTGTCCGGTGGTCTCCGACGCGATGTGTTTGCCCTGCGCGAGGGCGCGCTGACCCCTGCGGGCGTATTGCGTCGGATTGGGGCTCACGTCGTCTCTGGTACATTGGCGAGCAGCGGGGTGGTCACGCATATTCGGTTGTTTGCTGTGGTGCTGTCTGGGGCCCTGGCTCCGGCCGGAGTTTTGGTGCGTGCGGCCAGCAAGGGTTTGGTGGGGGTGCTCTCTCCGACGGGGGTGTTGGTACGTGTGGGGCTGCGTGTGAGCGTTGGGGTGGTGTCGTTGAGTGGCGTGGTGGTTGGTCAACGGGTGTTGCTCTTGGCGCTGAGTGGAGCGGTGTCATTTGTCGGCGTGGTGGCACGTCAGGGCCAGCAGCGATTGGGTGGCCTGCTGACGGGCTCTGGCGCGTTGGCGCGTCACGCGATGCAGCGGCTGAGTGGGGTGATTGCTGGGCAGGGCGCGGCAGCGCATGAGCAGAGTGGGGGCCCGCCCGTGACAGGGACCAGTGACGAAAAAATCGTGGTCTATCGGCGCCGAAGGGAGAGTTGATGCACGGGACGATGCGTCCATCCGGTCAAGTGGCTCTGCGTGTGCTCAAGAGTCCTCCGTCTACCTGGTGGAGTCGTGTGTGGGCGATGGTGCCGCATCGCGGCCTGGACCCTGAGGTTTTTTGGTACCGCATGGGGAATCTCCCTGTTGCCTGGCGCAGTGTATGGCGGGTTGGTCTGGCGTTGGCGGCCTCACGCATCACGGGGGTCCCGTGTATGTATGGGACGCTGCATGCCCAAGTGCGTCGGCCTCGTGGGCTGGTCGTGTACGGGGTGGTGAGCATGCAGGTTGTGACGACTGCGGGCGTCAACTATATCGTGGATGCCTTCCAGAATACGACGGATCTCGAGAACCTCAAATTTCATGGCTATGGTACGGGGACCAACGCCGAGGCCTCCGGGGATACCGCGCTGCAGACGGAGTTGACTACCCAGTATTCACCAGACAATACGCGCCCTACCGGGACGACAACCGAAGGAGCGAGTGCCAATATCTATCGTACCGTGGCGACCATCTCCCCTGATTCCGGGGGCACGATTGCGATTACTGAACATGGGGTGTTTAGCCAGGCGGCGACTGGTGGTGGTACGCTCCTGGATCGCTCGGTGTTCTCGGCTTTTAACGTGGTGGCTGGCTCTGACAGCTTGCAAACGACGTATGACCTCACGCTGACAGCGGGTGGCTAATGCTGAATGGCTTGGATAGCAGTGCGGGATTATTGGCGGCGATTGATCACGTCGAGACCCAGCGGCGTGCTGAGGACCCCTTGCGGCAGTTCCAGCCGCATGAGGGCCAGGCGCGGTTTATTCGGGCCGTGCTGGGGACGCAATGCTATGAAAACTGGGCCGTGACCGCCAATCGCTGGGGCAAAACGGACGCAGGGGTGTATTGTGACGCCTGGTTCCTGCGCTTTGGGATTCCTGATCCCAAGCCCTCTATTGGGCCTCATATCACGATCTGGGACCGGGCTGTCTCGGGCTGGGTGATTGGGCCGGACTACCAAACGTTGCAAAATGCGATCTTGCCGAAGCTGTTCGACAATGGGCTCTTGTCGAAGGGGGCGTCCCATGCGCCGTTTATTCCTGCGCGTGAGATTGCCTCCTGGAGCGACAAGCATCAAGTGCTCCGGTTGACGAATGGTTCGATACTCCAGTGTAAATCGAACGAACAAACGCAAGTGAAGTTCAGTGCCCAGGGCATTGATTTTGCGCATTTTGATGAGCCGCCTGAGCTCCTGAATTATCAGGAGACGCTGATGCGTCTTGAGGCGGGGCAGCGCATGAGGGTCTACGGGACCTGCACGCTGCTGCCGCCAGAGAAGCTCGGGGGAGGCATTACCTGGATTTACGACAAAATTATTGAACCCTTCCTCCTCCAAAAGCGGCGGGACATCCAGGTGTTTGGCGGCTCGATCTATGAGAATCCGCACCTGGATGCCGACGAAATTGCGCGTCGGGAGGCCTTGTACCCTGAGGGGTCTACGCTGCGGCGTATTCGGCTGAATGGGGAGTGGTTGCCTGACGTGACGGGGGCTCGCAAGTACACCTCATTCGTCCCTGGCGTTCACGTGCGGGAGACGGGTGGCGTCAATCCGCGCTATCCCTTGTGTTGGGCATGGGACTTCAATGTACGCCCTTTCTGTACGGTTTTGGGGCAATATATCCAGGGCCGCTTTCTGGTCCATGATGAGATTGTCTTGGAGGTGGGGAGCATTCATGATGTCTGTGAAGAGTTCCGTCGCCGCTATGCGCGCTATCCCCATGAGGTGGTTATCTATGGGGACGCTACGGCTGAGAATCGGAGTTTTCAGACGCAGAAGAGCTCCTACACGATGATCCTGAGTGAGTTGCAGAGCTACGGGAGTCCTCTGACGATGCGCGTGCCGGTGAGTAATCCCTCGGTGGTTGACCGGGTCAACGCGGTCAATATGGCTCTCTTGGGTCCAGGGCGTATCGCAGGCATGATGATTGATCCGCGTTGTGTGGAGTTGGCGCAGGATCTCCTCAAGGTGGTCGATGATGGGAAGGGCGGGATTTGGAAGACGTCTGATCCTGGGCATCCGTATTTTGCACGGACGCACACCTCGGATGCTTTGGGGTATTGGGTGGCTTATGAACAGCCGGTGCATGAGGCGGTCCAGCCCCGCTCTGGCCCGTCCGTGCCGCGCAAACAGGCGTCGTATGCGCACAACCGGGCGGCGCGGGTGAGGGCTTCATGAGAATTGAGGACTACCCTGCGACCTGTTTGCATTGTGGCCGGGTGTTCCCGACTACCCATGAGCGGCTCATGGGGGTCTGTGTGGACTGCATTCAGGCGTCGAAGCTGAAGGCGGAGCGACGGAAGCCCCGCAGGCAGCGCTATAATTGGCAGTGTCGAAAGGATCGCGATGGAAACGCTTGGTAGCGCCCTTGGTATTGCCGATGAGGTACGTCCTCCCACGCCGCGTACCTCGACACGGCGATCACGCAATGCCACGTTGTCGATTGAGGATGATGTGGTCTTGCGTGCCTACCGGGCCTATCGCCAGGAAGCGATGGATGCCAGGCGTAGCCGTATTCGGCAGAATGAGCGTAACCTCGATGCGTACCTGAGTCATCAGGACTTCAGTGACAAAATCGAGGGGCAGAGCGCCGAGTTCTTGCCAAAAACGCTCCTCGCGGTGGAGCAGTTTACGGCGTTTGCCAAGCGTGCGCTGACCGATTTTGCCTTTTTTCGTCTCACCTTTGGCGTCACGGAGACGGGTGTGACGGATGAGGCGATGCAGAAGCTCTTGGCTATGAAGCTGGATACCCTCTCTTACGGCCAGAAACGCACCAATTTTGCGACGACGATTGCGGACGGCCTGAAGATCGCGTGCCTGGAATCGCTGGCTATTTTGAAGGTCTACAGCCGCTACGAGCAGGGCAAGCACTGGGTGGTTGAGCAGACGATGGGTTTTGATGAGGCGGCCGGGGCGCTGGTGGAGGAAGAGGAGCTGGTGCAGCGTGAGACGCGCGTGTGGCATCTCTGTGTCGATCCGGTGTCGCCGCATGGCTATTTCCCTGATCCGACTGGCCGAGGCCTGTATGAGATCCACGAAGAGGTGATGGACCTCTGGCAGGTGGAGGAGTTGGCGGAGCAGGGGGAATTTGACCGTGAGGCCGTGGCTGCCCTGCGGGGGGATTATGCCCGCGATGAAGACATTGAGCGGGAAGCGCGTCACCGCGGTCAAGACGAGGTGGCCTCGGGACAGACCATGCGCCAACAGGTGCGTGTTGGGGAGCTGTGGGGCACGCTCCTGGATAGTCAGGGGCATGTGGTGGTCAAGCATATCGTCTGCACGGTGGCCAATGGCACGCACGTGATTCGTAAGCCCCGCCCGAATCCGCGTTGGGATGGCGAATCCCCGTTTGTCGTGGCCCCGATTGTGCGGCTGCCGTTTAGTGTGTGGCACAAGGCGCTCTTTGACGAGGCCGTGCAGCTCAACTTGGCCCTGAACGAGTTGGCCAATCTGATGCTCGATGGCGGGATTGAGGCGGTGTGGGGCACGCGCCAGGTTCGCGCGGATTGGCTGGAAGACCCTGAGCAAGTGGCTGGGGGGTTGCCGCAAGGTGCGACGCTGTTCATTAAGTCTGATGTGCCGGTGGGTGGGAAAGTCGTGGAGAATACGGCTGAGGGGACTTTGCCGGATGATGCGTTGGCGGTGTTCCAGCTCTTCGAGCGGGAGTTTCAGGCTGCCTCGCTCAGTAACGACCTCTCGATCGGGCAGCTACCGGGGAAAGATACCACCGCGACGGAGATTTTGGAGTCGCAGCAAGGCCGGTCCAGTTTACTGGACGGCATTGTGGGGGATATCGATAGTGAGTTGATCGAGCGGGCGTTGCGCAAAGCTTTTTTGACGATGCTCCAGGATATGGAGCAGGTGCCTGCGCGTGAGGTGGTGGAGACGATCGGGGAAGAGGCGGCGTATTTCCTGGCGCGCATGACGCCTGCGCAACGGTTCGCCGCTTTTGCGTCTGGTGGCCAGTTTCGGGTGGATGGGTTGTCCGGTGCCGTGGCGCGGGCTCGCGATTTCCGGCGCTACATTACGCTCCTGGACCTCATGAGCAGCAACCCGTTGCTGGCCCAGGCGTTTGCGCAGAAATACTCGCTCACGCGCTTCTTTGATTTGATCCTGCGGGCGATGAACGTTGCGACGACTGACCTGGCGTTGTCGCCTGAGGAGCAAGCCCAGCAGCAGGCGCAAGCTGCGGCTGGGGCTGGCGCTGTGGGGCAAGGGCCTGCCCCCTTGCCTCCGCAGTTGGAGGGGTTACTGGGTGGGCAGGGACAGACGACAGAGGGTCCACCTCTGATCCCTGGGGTTGGTGGTATACCTGGCCAGGTGGCCGAAGGGGGAAGTTATGGCGGCTGAGAAGGGGTACTACCCCGCGCAAGTGCCTGACAATGGAGTGCGGACAACGACGTGTCCTCGTAAGAGCGGCAGTCATCCCAGTGGCAAAATGCCCAAGCAGGGCAGTAATGGGTAGCGGTGATTGGGACGAACGCTATGCGTGCTGGTGCCAGTGGTACCAGCACAATGTCCAACGTACGCGGCTCTATTACCGGGATGTGCATGGCCTGATGGCGGATACGTCGCGGACTGATCGCGTGGCGTTTCTGTCACAGATGCAGGTGGGCGACCTGGAGTTGATGGGCATTCTGGTTCATTGGTTGCGTGGCCTGTGGGAAGGGAAAGCGGGGATGCCGGAGCGTTTATCGAGTCATATGGCGTTGATCGATATGACGACGTGGTACCGCCAACACCAGCGATCCATCCGTGATCCGCAGTTTGCCTGGGCCTTTTTGTTGGAGGCCCAGCGCAAACTGCTGGATGTCCTCGGTGCGCTGGCGACCGATATGGGGCTGTACGCGGACGCCATGGAGCGTTCGGTGGCCTCTCAGGTGGAGGAGATGACTCGTGTCCTCGAATCCTGATGACGTGACACTGCTCCCCTGGCCCTTAACAGGGGGGCAGATTGGCGAGTGCCAGGCGGCGTTGCGCGTGCGCCTGGAAGGTATTATGCGCCGCCTCATCGGCGACTTGCGGCTCGGGGTCTTGACATGGGATCGCGCTGTGCAAGGGATTGGGGAGTTGGCGGGGTATGAGGCGGTCCTGCGGGATTTCGAGCGGGCGGTGCGTGAGCGAGAGCGGTTGGTCGCTAAAGTGGTGAGGTGACTATGGCGGAAGAGTTTGCGGAGGAAGGTGGCGCTCCTGAGGTGCCTGCGCCACCGACTGGCAATGAGACGGCAGACCAACTCCGGGAGATGATGCGGAAATTTGACGCGGTGACTAGTCATTTGCAGCGCACCCAGGAGGAGCTGTCCGAGCTACGGCAGTGGCAGCAGGGGGTCACGTCCTCGTTGGGTGGGCATCGGAGTGCGGGGCAGGATGCGGATGCTGAGTTTTATAAAGCGCCGACGCAGCGCTTACGGGAGTACGGCGAGCAGCTCGCGGGTGAGATTATGCGCCGGGTCGAGGAGCGCGATACGCAGCGGGAGTTTTGGAGCACGTTTGAGGACCAATACCCCGATCTCCGGGGCAAGCGGTGGGTGGTGTCGGCCGTCCTGCAAGAGGATGCCGAGCTTCGGGCTATGCCGGTGAGCACGGGCCGTGAGGAGTTGGCCCAGCGCACGCGGGCTCGGTTATTGAGGCTAGCGCAAGAGGTGCAGGGCTCTCGTGGGGCTTCGGGTGGCATGACCGTGCTGCCGGGTGGTGCTGGGGTGCGGGAGTCGCGACCAGCCCAGGAGGAACCACCTCCGGTGCAGTCGATTTCGGAACGATTAGCCAAATTGCATGGACGTGGGCGTGCGTAACAGTGGGCGTCAGAGCCCAGCGGGCGAGGGACTCGCTGGTTTGTGGAGGGCAGTAAATGCCTACGTTTCAGTGGGTTCAGGATATTCCTGCGGGCATTCTGCGCAACAACGCCTTGAGTGATATGCTCGTGGAGGCGTCGATTCAGAATACCCAGTTTGTCCAATTTGCGGTACCGGCCGATGATTCCTACGGCCGCAATCGTGGCGATACCGTGTCCTGGCCGCGTACCAGTAATATGGCCGAACAGACCTCGCTTGTCCTGAGTGAGTCTGAGCGCATCCCAGAATACAGCTACCAGGTGTCGACGCGGTCGATGACTGTGCAGGAGATTGGCGCGACGGCGCCCGTCACCAACCTGGCGCTTCAGTTGACGACGTTCAATCTCATGCAAACGACGCAACGTCGTTTGCGGGATAATCTCGCCTTGGGGCTGGACACGATGGCCTCCGTGGCCTTCAAGAACACCCAATACAAATACGCCATTACCGGGTTGGCGAGTGCCAACTTGGCCACCAACGGCGTCTTTGGTGCTACGGCAACGGCTAACCTAAACGTGTACCATGTGACCAGGATTTGTGACATCCTGGGCGATACGGTGTATGCCCAAAGCTATGACGATGGCATGTTTGTGTGCATCGCCCGGACGCTCGGCATTCGTGGGATCATGGATGATCCCGACTGGAAGGAGTGGACGAACTACAAAGACCCGAATATGCGCTATTTCGCCGAGCGGGGTTCGTTGGACCGGGCCACGTTTGTGGAGACGAACCATGCCAATGCCCTGGGCCGCGTTGGGACCGGTGCGGTCTGCGGCGAGGCGGTCTTTTTCGGGTATGACGCCGTGCGTATTGCTGAGGCTATGGCCCCTGAGTTGCGGGTCGGTATTCCTCAGGACCTCGGGCGGCAACACATTGCGGGATTCTACGGGATACTGAGCTTCCAGTCGACGTGGGGTGACCGTAGCAATGCGGGCGAGGTCAATATTATCCATGTTGGGTCATTGTAAGGGGAACAACGTTATGGCTATTGATGTGAATCGGGTTCCTCTGAAGCTGGCGACGGCCCAATCGATTACGACGACTGGCGACAAGACGACGTATCGCCCTGGCTATTACGAGACCATTGTCTATGCCGTGTCCGTGGTGGTGACGACCGCCGTTGGTGGCGATGTGGCGCAATTGACCGTCGACCATCGGCCTGTCGTGGGCAGCAATACGGGGCGTACGACCATTGCGACGATCAACTTGCCCGCCTCCTTGGCCGTGGGGGCGGTGCGTTATCGCGAGGGCTTGAATTTTACCGTGCGCCCGGGCGGAGAACTGGTCCTGGCGGTGCCGGATGCGAGTGCGGCCGGTGCCGTGGACGTGGAGCTGAATACGGCACAGGTCTGGGCCCAGCCTCTCAACAATACGGCTATGGTTGTGTCAACCTAGGAGGTACGCCATGGCAGCACTGACCGCCGCCAATTTTACGGTGACCATCCCTGAGTTTTATGGCCAGCGGATGACGGATGGCCGGAAAACCGTGGTGGGCACTCTCGGGATCGGAAATGGTACGGATACCTATGTGACGGGGGGCATCCCGCTCCCAGCCATTGGGGCATTTGGGATGACGGTGACCCTGGATACCCTCCAGATTTTCGGGGTGAACGGCCTGGCGTCGGATTATCAGGCGACCTACAACAAAACGGCGCACACCTTGCAATTGTTTGAGGAGGAGTCTGCGGCGGCTGGGGGGCCGCAGCCTGAGTGCGATACCGCTGAGGCTCCAACAGCTCGCCTCTATCATTTTGTAGCGACAGGGTGGTGATGTGATATGGCGTTTTCGTTGCGGCATGTGAAGGTCGTGCAGTCTGCGCTGAGTCAGCGGACGGGGCAGCGTGAAGACCGTGTGGTCGAGGAACACCCCGCCGTGATGCTCCTGAGCGGGAAGGGTGCGTTTCCGGTGTGGTTGCAGGATGGTCAGGCCTGGGCGGAGAATGGTCAGCCCTTGGAGACGCTGCCCTCGTGGTTTGATGAGGAACTGGCCAAATGTAGCCCTGAGATTCTCGCGACGGTTGGGTGGGTGGCCCCCTCCGTGCCGCCTGCGCCTGTTGCCGCGTCGCAGACGTCTGGTGGCAAATATTGCGACGTGTGCGAGTTGCCAGTGACGGCCAAGCACTGGGGGCGTCATCTCCGAAGCAAAGGGCATTTGGCGTTGATCACGCAGGGGGTGGCGCGTGGCCACGATTACACCGTTGTATGAGTCTGCGGGCATTGGGGGCGTGGTGGTGACGTGGGCCAATCTGGCCAACGGTGACGTGGGGGCTCCTGCGACTGTCGGGAGTCGCCCGGATCGCTCAGTGGTGGTTACCGGCACTTTTGGGACCGGAGGCAGTGTGCGCATGCAGTTTGCGGACCGGCCGCCTGAGGAGGTGCCCGCAGCGGGGGATTGGCAGGTTGGCACTGATCCCTCCTCCACGGACCTGATTTTTACGGCGTCGAAGGGCGAGCAGATTCTCGAACATGCCCCGCAGTGGCGGCCGAATGTCACGGCGGGGGATGGATCGACGAGCTTGACGGTGAGGATGTTTGCCTATGCCAGACCTCGATAATACTGTGGATGCGTTAACGGATGAGGCGATGGAGGACGCGCTGCGTCAGGACGTCAATGCCCTGGAGGCGGCGTTTGTCATGTATCGCGCCCTTGGACGCCTGATGGACGTAGGGCAAGGACTGGTGGCGATGGGCCAGCAGCGGCGACAACTCCGCGAGTCTACGCAGGCGCTCTACACGGAGTGGGAAGAGCTGGTTGCACAGGTGAATGCCGTGAAGGCCGAGTTGTTGAGTATGACGGCCCAGGCAGACCAGCAGCGCAAAGCGCTGGAGGAAGAATGTGCGTTACGCCGTGCTACGCTGCTCGATGCCGATCATGCCTTGGCGGTGCAACGGGAAGTGGAGCATGATGAGCGGGTGGAGCGCTATGCTGCCGAAATCTCCGGGCTGCTGCAAACGCGCGATGAGGTGATCACTGCTACGCAGGTTGCTCGCGAGGAATTACGGGGGCTGCAGACGGAGATTGAGGCGTTGCGTGCCCGCGTAGGTAGTCTCTAATGGCCAATTTTCAGTACACGGCAGACTTGATCAATTACATCTTGATACGGGCGCGCGAGCCGAGCAATAGCGCGTTCCTGCCCCAGGCCCTGGTGTATCTCAATGAGGCGTACATGGACCTGTGTCAGGGCGGGGGTGCGTTTATCCCTCAGGGGCAAATTGACTGGCTCTGGTTGCGTAAGTCACCTCCTGGCGTCCTCACGTTGCAGCCGATTATTCAGGCTGGTACGGCTACTGTCGTTCACGGTAGCACTAGTGTTACCCTCAGTGTCGCGCCAACGCCGTCTGTTGTCGGGCGGTTTTTCCGCGTGCTGTCGCATCCTGACGTGTTTCGGGTGGCGGCGCATACGGCAGGCGCTACGGCGGTAACGCTGGATAGCCCGTATACCGGCCCAGGAGCCGCAGGGATGGCCTCTAAGCTTCTGGCCCTCGAGTACCCCTTGGCTCCAGACATGCTGCGCCTGACTGGGGCGTTTCGTGGCTATCGTGGGGATTCGTACCTCGGTCGCTACGAGGTGCCGATTATCGATCTAGGCCAGATGGAGCGCGCGTGGCCCCTGAGTCAGATTGAGTCGGGTGTGCCTTCGCGGGCGGCCTGGGTGACTGAGGATACCGTGCGCTTTAATCGTGCGGGGGGGGTGACGAGTACGGATTTGCACCGATTGGAGTACGACTATTTGGTGCGGCCACCGCTCTTGACGCTGCCTGGAACGATCGAAGAACCCCTCGTGCCCATCGAGCGGCGCTATGTGTTGGCCCAGATGGCGTTGGTTGCCCTCTGGGAGGACAAGAACGATGAGCGGCGTACGGAGATGGCTAGCCAGGTGCAGAGCGCGATTGCCTCGATGATTAAGGCCTATGGGTATCAAGTGTTTATCAGTGACCCCACGTTTGCGCAGATTGCCCCCAGGCGGCAGTTGCGTGCACGGCGCGGGCCTCTGCGGACTGAGAGCGGCTTATTGTTGGGGTAGGGCATGGGATACCGCGCGTTGACCGTTGAGCTTCCCCTGGGACCCTTTGGGCTGCATGGCTCGCGCAATATCGCGACCATCCGTCCTGAGTACCTGATTGAAGCGCGCAATGTCCAGTATTTCAATGGGTTACTGGAGAAGGAACTGGGCGCATCGCGGTTCAATGCTACGCCTCTCTCTGGCTCTCCCACCATCCTTGGCGGCTGGGATCATTCGACTAACGCCCTGGTGCAACGCATGCTGGTTGCCACGTCAGCCGGGACGTTGCTCAAGGACAGTGGGAGCACGACGTTTCCGGTGACCCTCAAGTCGGGGCTGTCGGCATCGATGCGGCCGTATTTTGTGGCCGGGGGGAAGGAGACGGCGGCTGGGTCGCGCAAGACCTTTGTATTTACCGGGACCGATATCGTGCAGGTCCTGGCGGATGATGGTGCCACTACCAGTAACCTGGCCACCCCACCCGCAGACTGGAGCGGGGCGAATCAGCCGGTGGTCGGGGCCAACCATGTTGGGCGGCTTTGGGGCGCTGGCAACTTCAATGATCCGCATCGTTGCTACTATAGTGCCACGGCCAGCCATGAGGATTTTACGGGTGCGGGGTCTGGGAGTATCAGCGTTGCGCCTGGCGAGGGCGAGCGGATTGTGGGTCTCATGCCGTTTCACGGGCTGCTGGTTGTCTGGAAATTCCCCCGTGGCATCTGGTTTATCGACACGTCCAGCCCGACGGCTTCCAATTGGGGCGTTCGTGAGGTCACTACCGCGGTTGGCGGGGTCAGCCCCCATGCTCAGGTCATGGTCGACCAAGATATTGTGTTTATGGATGCGACTGGTAGCATTCAGAGCCTGCAAGCCGTACAGGAGTTTGGCTCCGTTGGGGGGCGGAATCTCTCAGAGCTGGCGGGTATTGATACGCTCATGCGCCAAACGCTGAATACGTCACGGCTCCCCTGGGTTCAGGGCGCGTATTACCTGGCCAATCGGGAGGTCTCGTTTTGTTTTGCGGCCATTGGCGCGACCGTAAACAATCGCCGTCTCGTGTTGGACCTGAACCAGGCAACGCCGCGCTATCGTCTGACGGATCGGGATACGTGTAATGCGATGTGGATGTTCCGCGACGTCAACGGGGTGAATCGTCTGCTGATTGGGGACAATGCGGGCACAGTGTGGCGATTGGATCAGGGGCTGTATAGTCGCGGTGGCGCGGCGTATCTTGGACAGTTCCAGACGTCGCCGACTGATCTCAGTTTTGCTGATGCGGGGCTGGCGCACAAGACGAAAGAGGGGGAATTCCTCGAATTGGTCTATGAGCCCCTCGGCAGCTACAATCTGACGATTGACGTCATTTGGGATGGCGTCACAACGGACACGGTGACGTATACGATGGAGCCCGTTGGCGCGGTCATCGGCAGCTTCATTATCGGGACCTCGCAAGTCGGGGCTGGGAGTCTGCGCAACCAACGTAAGCCCATCAAGGGGCACGGGAAGCGGGTCAGCTTGCTCGGGCGAAACAACGGCATTAACGAGGGATTTTCGCTGGCACAAGCCTTCCTGTCGTGCCAGGTCACGGACGAATAGATGCCTGGAAATTATAGTCACAATACGATCACCAACGGCACGGTGTTGAGCGATACGCGCTATAACGCGGATCACCAGAACCACATCGATAACCATACGCCCCTCGGTCTTGACGATTACAGCGCCAATGTGGCGCAGATGCAGAGCACTGTTGATCCAGGCGAGGTGGGGTCTGAGTCCCTGGCGACGAGTACCGCAGGAGAGCTGGAGCGGATTCGTTTTGCCATCAAGGAGATACGGGGAACTGCCCACTGGTATGTCTCTGCGACGACCAAGGTCACTGGGGTGGATACGATCTTTAATCACTCCCAGGGTCCTATCAGCGGCTGGCTGGATGGGGTGCAGACTATTGTCTCTATGTTCCGTACTGTCCCTCACGATTGGCCGGTGGCGACTTGACGATGGTCGTGACGCGACGTTCTGCGGTCACCACGGGGACGGCACGGATGAGCTATGGGGTGGTGCGGTATCGCTCAGGGGCTGCGCCTGCCACGATTACTGCTACGACGGCGATTAATTACACCCCTGCGGATACGCATACCCAATTTGTGTCGCTGACGGTGCCAGGGGGGTCGTATGTTTCTGGCGATATGATTCTGGTTACGGTGGAACGCCTTGGGGCTGATGGGGCAGATACCCTGTCGGCGTCGTTGGAGTTCAACGGGGCGTATCTCCAATACACTGGTTTTGCGGGGAGAGGCTGATGCATCCACGTGACACCCGCTATACCCTGGTCACCCATGAGCAGTATGCGGCGTGCGAGCGCTTTCGTGCGACGGAGACCGACGTGCCGCCTCACGACTGGGGCTTCCCTGTCATTGTGGCGCAGCGCGCTGGCTGTATCCTGGGCTACCTTGGGACCTATGATGAGCGTGGCGATGTGGTGGCTGGCCCTCTCGTCATGCCGCGTGTTATGCCGCGTATGCGGCGGGTGTGGGTCATGCTGCGGCTCCTGGAGGCGCTTGAACAGGTGTTCCAGACCTGCGGGGTGACGTCCTATTGGATGACGGCGGATGCAGTCGATACCCACTATTGCGACATTTTGGGCCGTCTCGGGCTGGTGGAGGTCCATCGGGTGACGCATGAGGGGTCTACCTACGTGTGGTTCTTGCGCCAGATCTATGCTGCCGTTCCCGTAGAGACGGTTCCTGCCACGCCCCTTGCGTTTCCTGACCTGGTACGGCTCGCCGACACGGACAATGAGGAGGTGCCGTTTTGAGTTCCCCCAAGCCGCCTAAGCCCACGAGCCAAGAACTGAATCTGCAGACGCAGCAGGCCTCGCTTCTTGAACAACAGCGGGTTCAGCTTGAGCAGCAGTTGCGGGATCAGCAGCTCTTGCAGCCTTTGCTGTATCAACAGGCTGGCCTGCAACCGATGTATGGGCCGGTCCAGGCTCAGCAACAGCGGACGGCTCCTGCGGGCATGCTGTTTGGTGGGATTGGGGCTGACGGTCAACCCTCTTTTGTCCCGGATACCCCACGTAATCGTGCGCATGGTGGTACGCGGGAGTATGCTTTGCCGGTGACGGAGCAGCAGGTTGTTGGCTATCAGGATGCCTTTGCTCAGGATCGCGAGGCGCAACGCGCACGCCAGGTCGAGCTGGAGAATCTCCAGCAGCAGTTTGCCCAGCAGCAGCTTCAGCAGGTGACAGAGGCTCAACGTTTGCAGGACCTGCTCACGCCAGAATTGCTGCGTGGGCAAGGCTACGAAGGCGTCTATGATGCGTCGGGGGCTCTGACGGGTGTGAATCCGACTGAGGCAACCCTGAGGCAGCGCCAGATTGAAGGGCAGTTCCAAGAACGCTCCCTGGCCGCCCTGGAGGGGCGTTTGCCGGTTGATCCTGCGCTGCTCAACGATCTCAGCCGGGAAGAGGCCACGATCCGCGAGACGTTGCGGCGGCAGGTGGGGTCTGGCTATGAGACGTCCTCCCCTGGGATTGAGACACTGGGGCAGTTTGCCCAACGCAAAAGCGCCATTCTGGAGGGTGC